ATTCCATGTCCGAGATCTTCGCTCTCCTCCGCGAGCGAGGAATGTCTGCCGTGCAAGCGGTCCGAATCTTCGGCGTGGAAGCCGCGTCTGCGTCCCTTGCTCTGGCAGACAACGCTGAGCAGATCGACGAGTACGTCCGCAAGCAACACGAAATGGCGGGTTCCACGGCGGAGCTGGCCAAGATCATGGCCCAGACTCCTCTTGGAGCACTTGGCAGGCTCCTTGCCGCTATCCGTGAGATTGTGCTCGTGCTTGGACGAGACTCGGGACTGTCGGGAGCGTTCGTTACCGCTACCTACTTCCTTCGCGACTCGCTTCTCGTTGCATTCACGGACTTCGGAGGCGTGATCGCTTCGTCTCGAGACAAGGTGCAAGAGTTCATTCGCATCATGGAGGCTCTCGCCGCCGCGACGATCACACGTCTCGCGGTTCCTGCTCTTGCTCTGTTGGCATCGGGCGTCCGAACGGTTGCTCTTGCGGTCAAGTCCTTGACACTTGCAATGGCCGCGAATCCGATCGGCTTGCTTCTCACGGCAATCTCCGCCGGAGTTGCTACGCTGATCTACTTCAAGGATTCGATTATCGAGATGGGCGACAAGTCCTTCTCGGTCATGGATCTCTTGACGGCGTCTTGGGAGCACTTTGTTGAGGTCTTGAAGTTCGCTGCTGACGTGGCGAGGCTCTTCTGGAACTCGACGTTGCTTCCGATCTTGACTGCCGCGAAGGACGCAACGGTGCGTGTCTTCAAGGACATCGGTACCGCCGCAGACATCCTGCTCGGTTACTTTGGCTCCGATTGGAAGTCTGCGATCAGTGGAGCGGTGAACTTCTCCATCGCGTCCTTCATGACGATGAAGGATGCATTTTCGGCGGTGTTCAATGCCATCGTCTCGGGTGTGAAGGCAATTGCGTCCATCGACTGGACCAACAAGGCCTCCATTGCCGTCGGAGCGATGAATCTCATCAATGCTTTCAACCCAGAGGCGATTGGATCGGAGCTCGCCGATCGCACGGTGTCGAACTTCTCCAAGGACTGGGTGCAGGAACTGAAGACGGCGGCTGAAGAAGGATGGGAAGCCTTCTCAACGGCGTGGGCAGCGTTCGCGTCAACGGACATCGGCAAGCGAATCGACACGCTCTTCAATCCAGTCTCGGCGTTTCAGAGCATCACTGAGCGAGCCAATGCTCTGCGTCTGGAGCGTGAGACGGCTCTTGCCGCCGCGGACGCCGAGACAGAGGTGGCGACCGCTATGAAGCGTTCGACCGAAGAGGTCATCGCAGCAACGGACGCGGTGCAGGAGCTCTCGTCTGAGCGTGAGGAAGGAATCGCACTCCTCAACGGATGGGCGTCTGATCTGCGGTGGGAACGGCTCCTCGTCGGGCAGACTACTGCCGCTCAAGAGCGGATGAATCTCGCTCGAGAGGCTGAGGCGGTCATCCTCAACGCTCAGATCGAGAATGGACGAGAGCATCTCGACGTTCTTCAGGAAGAGCTCTATCTGTTGCAACAGGCACGCGGGAACGATTGGTACGAGGAGTACCTTGCCAACGTCCGCTCTGACATTCGTCTGGTCAATCTCTCCAACGATCAGCGAGAGATCGCTATCGCTCTGAGGCAGGCGGAAGAGTACGGACTCGACAACAACGTCGCTGCGATGGGACGCTATCTCACGGTGCTTGAAAAGGAGCTGGTCCTGCTGCAGAAGATGGCTCAGATCAAGCAACTTGCAAATAACATCGGTGACGCTTTCTCGTACGCTCTGGGAGACATCGTCATCGAGGCGAAGAACGCTAACGAGGCGTTGAATGATCTGCTGAAGACGATCTACCGCTTGTTGTTCAATGAGATCGTCGGCAAGCCTCTGGCCTCTGCGATCAGCTCTGGCCTCTTTGGCATCTTCGGCGGGCTCCTTGCTCCTGCTGCACAAGGGATGGTAGTTGCGGGTGGAGCCATTACCCCTATGGCGGCAGGCGGAATCGTGCGGTCGCCTACGCGGGTGCCAATGGCCAACGGTTCCGCTTTGCTTGGAGAGCAAGGGGCGGAGGCGGTGTTCCCGCTGACCCGCTTGCCGGATGGGCGTCTTGGCTTGTCGGCGGACACAGGAGGCCAGAGTTCTTCTCCCGTCATCAACTTTTACATCACGACGCCGAATCCTGATTCGTTCCGCCGTGCAAGACACCAGATCGCGTCTGACATTGGCCGAGCAGTCAATCGGGCTCAGGGGACATCCTGATGGGATTTCACGAAGTCCAATTTCCAGCAGGCATCTCCTACGGTTCCGCAGGAGGGCCTGCCTATCTCACTGAGATCATTGAGGTCGACGGCGGAGCCGAGGAGCTTGTCTCGCGATGGAGTCTCCCGAGACGGCAGTACGATGTCTCGTACGGTATCAAGAGCAGAGCTGACCTCGCTGCTCTTCAGACGTTTTTCATTGCTAGGATGGGAGCGGCGAATGGATTCCGCTACAAGGACTGGCTCGATTTCACGACGTCTTCTGACGGGCAGACTTTCCCTACGAACGCGGATGTGATCCTTGGCACGGGTGATGGGACTACGACAACGTTCCAACTTGTCAAACGCTACACGTCGGGAGCGATCACGCGGACAAGAACACTTACGAAGATCGTGACAGGGACCACGCTCGTTGCGATCAACGGATCCAATCAGCCGACTGGCTGGTCTGTAAACGAGAACTCTGGGATCATCACGTTCACAACTCCGCCTCCCAACGGACACACGGTTACGGCAGGCTGCCAGTTCGACGTCCCTGTCCGGTTCGCTCAGGACACAGACCGACTCCTCTCGACTTCAATCGAGGACTACGGAAGCGGATCTGCAAGAGGGATCAATCTGATCGAGATCATTGGCGACACCGTTGCACAAGAAGAGTTCTTCTACGGTGGGAGCACGGTGCTCGATCCTCTCTCCGCAGACTACACGTTGTCAACTGCTAATGGGCGTGCAATCTACGTCCAGCCTACGGCGGGAACCTTCAAGTTGATCTTGCCGAACCCTGCCACGCTCCCAGACGGCGGTCCGCATTTCTTTCTCATCAACGGTTCCGTTATCGACTCCGTCGCTGTCCACTATCCGTCTGGGACAAACTTGTTCACGCTTGCCGCCCAGAGCGGCAAGACTCTTGTCATCACGAGGAACGGAGTCAACGCAAAGGAGTGGCACTGGCTTTGAGTGTCGCCGAAGCCATCTTCTACGGAGGACAAATCAATCTCGGGAACCTCTCGGTTTCTGGGACGTCTCTGTCGTACTACCAACGATGCGTCAAAGCAACGCCGACCGCAGACCCGGTGACGTTGAAGCTTCCTGATGCATCCAAGGCCCCTTTTCGCACTGGAGGACCATGCTTCTACATCACGAATACAGCAGTGGATGGATCGGGACGTCGCATCTCCCTGCGGGATGCACTCAACCGGGAATTGGTTCTTATCCAGCCGCAATGTACCGCGACTGTTGTCCTCCTGAATTCTTCTTCGAAGGGTGGCTCGTGGGGAGTGGTAGTCTCTTGCAATGTAGCAACGACGACGACCACGACTACCACCACCACGACGACGACAACGACGACAACAACAACGACGACGACGACAACGACGACGACAACGACAACAACGACGACAACAACGACGACGACAACAACGACGACCTCGACAACGACGACCTCGACAACGACGACTTCTTCGACGACGGCGACGACGACGGCGACGTGTGGGACGATCAACTTGACTGTCGGAATCTCGTGCGGCGATCCTTGTGAGTCGATCTGCACGTTGCGAGACGGGGAGTGTTGCTCAGAGTCATGCTCCGTTATTTCCTCGTCTGGTCCTTCGTGTGGAGTAACAGTCACAGACAACTTTGACTGCACGGCAACGATCTCAGCACCGCCAGGATGTCCGGCGGGATCACAGGTCTGCATCACTGTTGAGTGCTCTTACTCGAAGTACAACTGTGGATGCTCCCTCTGTGCCTTCACCCCTTGTGGATCGTTGGAAGAAGTGCTCTGCTTCACTCTTTGCTGATGAACGCTCCTTGGCCTATCACTCTGCAAGACAACGCTAACGCAAAGATCTGCGAGCGATGTCCTCAGCTCTACAGACTCGGATGCGGGTGCAATGACTGTAGGCAGATCGTGAACAAGACCCGCTTTTATCAGATCGTCCTTGCCGGGCATTGTCCGCTCGGCTATCACTCTTTGCACGCTGAAGACGAGACGCTATGAAAGTCTCAGTAGTTATTGCGTCACACAACGAAGGCCCGGACTTGGAAGCAACGGTGGCACTAGCGGATGCTAGCACCATCCGTCCCTACGAGATTCTCGTCTGGGACGATTGCTCTGATCCGCCCATCGCTCCTAATCGAATCCCGGCAGCGACACTCTTTCGCTCCGAGACGCAACTCGGACCCGGACAGTCTAAGCGGGCAGTTGCGTCTCAAGCGAAAGGAGACTTGATCGTAGTCTTGGATTCGCATATGCGGATGCCGAACTATTGGCTCGATCTTGCCATCGACGCCGTGCAGAAGCATCCTCGGAGCATCTTCTGCTGTGCGTGCAAGGGATTCGATCGCGGTCCTTTCATGGCGGCAGGAGCGGAGTTCAAAGACAACGTCTCCTACGACGTCTCGTGGTGCGTGCGAGGAAAGGTAGACGAGATCGACACGGTGCCGTGTCTTCTTGGAGCGTGCTACTTCTATCCGCGGGCAGTGTGGGAAGCTCTTGGCGGGATGAACGCGTTCCTCTACGGATGGGGATACGAAGAGCAGGACATCTCGATGAGAGCGTGGATACGCGGCTACGAAGTCCGCCGAATCAATGGGCTAGTTGTCGCTCACAGATTCGACAGGGTGCCAGTCGGCAACAAACTAGGGACGTGGCACGAGAGTTTCAACCGTCTTGTTTGCCTCGCGACGAATCTCGAGACTTTCAACGAGGAGCAAGCTCTTGCCGTCGCGGCTCCGGAAGCCAGAGCACGGTTCTTGGCTCTGAGGGACCACATCTACAAGTACAGAAACATCATGCAGGCAGGCAGGAAGCTCCCTGACTCTGCTATCCCGATCAGTCAAGCGGGCGGCGTTCGGTGGAAGCTGACGTCTAGGACGGTAAGACCCAAGCCATCCGAACCGCTGGAGTGTCTGATGGGATTGGAGCACAGAAAGGCAATCGCGGCGGCGGTTCCCGCCGGCGGAAGGATGTTTGAATGGGGAGCTGGAGGAAGCACGCATTGGTTCCGAGAGCAAGGTATTGATCTCACGTCTTTGGAGCACGATGAGAAATGGGCTCACCGTGTCGGCGTTCCTTTCGTGCGGATCGGACACATCCCCGTTGCAACTCCGGGCGAGGAGCTCTGCGATCTTCCCGATCTTCAGAACCCGTACCTCCTTGCTTTCGCCGAGCAACAGTTTGACGTGATCTTGGTGGACGGTGTCCTTCGCAACAAGTGTCTTCAGATGGCGAAGCGGATGCTCAAGCCAGGAGGCACGGTGTTCCTTCATGACTTCCAGCGAGACTGGTACGAGGAAGGCAAGAAGGGATTTACTTGGGAAGTGTTGCCGTCCTGTCCTGACTACGCTGGTCCTACTCTTGGTCGGGGAGTTCTTGCGTGAGAACGTTCAGCCCGCCTATCAAGTCTCTTGTAGACACGAAGTCGCACAGACTTTGCACTTGCTGGAAAGTCACCCGTGTCGATGGCACGGTGATGCGGTTCACCGATCACAATGCTCCCATCGTGATTCCTAACGATGGGACGTACCTTGCTGCCGGTGGATTTCAAGCGTCTGCACGGCAGCGACAAGAGGGTCTGCAGACACGGAACGTTGAGTGCATCGGGATCATCAACTCTGATGCAATCAAGCAAGAAGACCTACGGGCCGGACGCTATCGAGAAGCCAAGGTCGAAGAGCTCACTGTCGATTGGCGATTCCCTTTCGCTGGTCCTCTGTACGGCGTCACGTATTGGATCGAGGAGATCACGTTTGACGGGAGCCGCTGGAACGCGAAGGTAACGGACATCTCCAGATGGCTCCGCGTCCCCATCGGAGACATCTACGCTCGGAACTGTCGCTGGGATCTTGGAGACGCTAACTGCCAGATCAATCTCGCTCCGATCACGCAAAGCGTGACAATCACGCAAGTGGACACGCAACGGCGTGTCTTCAGAGCATCGGGCCTCTCGTCTACGGCAAACGACTTCTTCAACTACGGGAAGGTCTTGTGGACTGGAGGTGCCAACTCCGGCATTGCCGGTGAGGTGAAAGACTACGTTGGAGCGACGAAGCAAGTGACGCTCCAATTGGACATGCCGTTCGACTTCGCCATCGGAGACACAATCAGCATCTATCCAGGCTGCTCTAAGACAGTCGAAGACTGCAAAGGGACGTCCGGCACGGGCGGGAAGCCTTGGAGCAACAACTTGGTCAACTACGGTGGATTCCCTACCATCCCTGGGACAGACAAAGTCCTCCAAACTCCCAACACGAAATGATGTCATCCGTGTCGCGAGGACCTATCTCGGGTCTCGGCACGTTCACATCGGACGATCGAAGGAGCACGGTGTAGACTGCATTGGTCTTGTTGTCGGAGTCGCGAAAGAGCTTGGCCTATCCTATCACGATGTCCAAGCGTATTCCAAACGGCCAGATGGGCACTCTCTTATCCGAGAGTTTGACTTTGCCTTCTTGCCGTGCGAGCAACCTCTTCCCGGCGACATCGTCGTCTTCTGGATCTCAAGGCCAGAGCTTCCTACGCACGCGGGCATCCTGACAGACTACGGTGTAATTCACACGCACGCGGGCATTGGCAGGGTAGTTGAGCACACGCTGGACAACAAGTGGATCAAGCGAATCCATAGACACTACTGTTACCCGAATCTGGATCCGTCATGGCAGCAATCGCATTCTTCGTAATCGGTAGTGCAGTTGGTAGTGCCGTCGGCGGATCGTTCCTCGGTCTGTCTGCTGCGGCAGTAGGCGGAGCCGTCGGCGGACTCTTCGGCTCTTTCATCGACTCGCAGTTCATCCTGCCTGCCATCTTCGGCGGGAAGACGTCCCTCACTGGACCAAGAGTGGACGATCTGTCCGTGCAGACTGCATCGGAGGGGAGCCCGATGCGAATCCCCTACGGGAATCACAATCGCTTCGCTGGCACCGTTATTTGGACCAGCGATCTTATCGAGGTCACTTCGACCGATGAACAAGACGTAGGAGGCAAGGGTGGCAGCGGAGGGTCCGTCTCGCAGACAACGTACAACTACTACGTCGACATCGCCGTTGCAGTCTGCTCTGGTCCGATCCACGCGGTGACGAAGATCATGGCAGACTCGAAGGTGATCTATGAAGGCGGCGTCAAGGACCACCGCTCTCAGTCAATCACCGTCTACACGGGAACGACGGCTCAGACCGCCAACTCCCTCATGGAGTCCTATCTCGGAGCAGGAAACGTTCCTGCCTACCGCGGGACGGCGTACGTTGTCATCGAGCGTCTTTGGCTTGCGGACTTTGGCAACAGGATTCCCAATCTCACGTTCTACGTGCAGGCGAAGTCCACCGCCGAGACGGTTGCCGGAGCCGTTGGGAACATCCTCGAGCGAGCGGGACTCTCGTCTTCACAATACGACACGTCGGGACTGGGCTCTACGGTCTTGCAAGGTTACACTCTCGTCGGCCCTACAAAGACGTTGAACGCTCTTGAGACGCTCATGATGACGTTCAACTTCACTGCACAAGAGCGAGACGGCAAGATCCGTTTCTTCTACAGGGAAGATGCAGACCAAGTTGTCTTGGCAGAATCCGATCTCGCGGCAAAGACGACGGGTGGCGATCCTGTCCCGCGTCTTACGCTGACAGATGTGGCAGGGTACGACATCCCGTCCGAGGTTGACGTTCGCTACATCGACTACGATCAGGGACTCCAAGCCGGAGCTCAACGAGCACGCCGTGTTGAACGGGTCACGGACGCAGTCGATCAAGTTGAGATTCCGATCACGCTTACGGCGGCCGAGGCTCGACAGATCGCAGAGCGGCGTCTCTGGACGGCGTGGAAGGAGCGTCTGACGTTTGAGACAACGATCCCGCCTAGTTATTTCAGTCTTCTCGAGAGCGACGAAGTCTCGATCACCTTCAAGAACGAAACCTACATCGGCCGGATCACAGACGTATCGCGGGGTGCAAACAGTCTTGTCGTTGTCAAGGGAGTGATCACAGACTCCGCAACGGCCGTGCAGTCCGGTCCCGCCGATCCAGGAGCTTGGGTTCCGCCGACTCTGTACATCCCTCCTGCTCTCACGTTGATCGCGATCACCGGTCCGGCACTTGTGGAAGAGCACATCAATCAGCCGGGATACTACTACGCGGTCTGTGCGACGTCTCCAGACGCAGAGTGGCTGGGAGCTACAGTCTTCGACTCTCAAGACGATCTCAACTACTTCCCAGACGCCGCGATCGTTACGGAAGGCAAGCTCGGCAAGGCCCTCACCGTGCTGAGTGGAACGGGTGCCGTGCCGGAGCTCTGGGACAGGCGAAACACCGTCGACGTTGAGCTCTACCACGGAACAATCTCGACGGCAACCGAAGAAGAGGTCCTTGCCGGAGCCAACAGAATGTTCCTCGGCGGAGAACTCATCGGCTACCAGACAGTGACGCCGATCGGAACCAATCAGTACCGCCTCTCAACCTTGCTGAGAGGAGTGCGTGACACTGGTGACAAGATGGGCACGCACGCGATCAACGAGGACTTCTGGGTCCTCAATCCCGCTGCCGTTATCTGGAGTCCTGAGAACACGGGCTCTATCAACACGACGCGGTACTTGAAGGCAGTTCCGACAGGTCTGGGCGTGCCGGACGTGTCTTCTGAGACACTCTTGCTTGACGCAGGAACTTGCAAGGGGTTCTCTCCCGGTCGATTTAGCGGCGTCCGTGATTTCACTACCAACGACTGGACGCTGTCTTGGCTCCGTCGCTCTCGCTACTTCACCAAGCTCTACGATTCGGTGCCGCTTGAGGAGGGCTCAGAGCTCTACGATCTTGAAATCCTTGATGGATCGTCGAACGTCGTCAGGACGTTCTCAGGCATCTCGTCGCTCTCGCAAGTGTACACGTCTGCCCAGCAAGTGACTGACTTCGGTTCCAACCAGAGCATCATCCGTGCTCGCGTCTACCAGATCACAGATTTACTTGGTCGCGGGAAGCCTGCGACTGGGAGCTTCTAATGGCTGACACTCCTCGACTCGTCCTGCCTCTCATCGCCGATGGGCAGTCTTCCGCGTACATCCCGCACAATCAAGCTCTGTCGTTCTTGGACGCGTTCGTCGGGATGAACGTCAAGGACTTTGCTCTCGACACGCCGCCCGGATCTCCAGCCGACGGAGACTGCTACGTGATCGGGTCTTCGCCTACTGGTGCGTGGACCGGGCAAGCGAACAAGATCACGGTCTACGCTGCCGGATGGTACTTCTTCACTCCTAAAGAGGGCTTGGTCATCTGGGTTGCAGACGAGGACACGTTTGCATTCTATGACGGCACGGAGTGGATCGATCACCCTACGGGACGCGGTGACTACCGAACCTTCTTCGTGACTGACGAGTTCGGACAATCTACGTCCTTCACAAGCGGTGTCACTCGCTTCACGAACGGCACGGGTGCGAGCTCTGCAGCCTACGAGCCAGATTCCACTGTAGGAATGAACCGGATTGGTCTTACTCAGTTCAACACTGGCACTTCGACGACTGGTCGTTCAGGGCTCTCAGGAGCTCAGCCGCGTCTCTACATGGGACAAGGCAAGGTCGAGATGGAGTGGGACATCTACATCCCAGTCATCTCGACGGGCTCTGAGCGATTCTCGATCGTCGTCGGCTTCGCAGACGGCAATACAACAGACCTCCCGACGAATCACGTCTTGATCCGCTACCGAGACGACATCAACGGTGGAGCGTGGCATCTGTCGACGTCCGACAACGGAGTGACGGGAATCACAAACGGCTCCGGAGCAACGGTGGCGGCGGGATGGTATCGGTTGAAACTCGTCGTCAACGAAGCCGGAACATCCTTCGAGGCATTTGTGAACGGCACGTCTATTGGAGTTCGCACCGCAAACATCCCTACTGCATCTACACGTGCAGTAGACTACTTCACGGGGATCTTCAAGTCCGCAGGCACCACGGACCGAGCGTATGTCATTGACCGCTTTTGGACACGTTTCAGAAGGAGCACTCCCCTGTGATTGACCGAGCTTTGTGCATTCTCGCCGTTGGATCGAATCTGTTGATGATGTCTGCTGCCGCTTTTGGAGCTCCCGCTCACATCTCTCACGATCAAATTGACTTCTCCTTGCCGATCTTTGTCACTGGCCTTCTCACTACGGGTGCGTTTGTCTGGGCGATCGCGAAGTATGACGCGTCTCGTACGGCAAAGATTCTCAAGACCGAGCTCCGCATGGAGTTGTTGGTCGAGGAGATGGAGAAGCGGCACAAGAGTATCGAGGCGACTGTGGAGCGTTCTGAGAGTGTCGTGAAAGAGGCTCAAGAACTTCTCAAGGCAGCGTTGAAACTACTTGCGGCACTAGGAGAAAAGCCAAACGCTACCAAGTAGTAAGCACGACGTGTAACAACCCGCAAGTCCTGGCCTGCCCGCCTAATTGCAGGCACCACACGCACATACACGCACACTTACTCACATCTCAAAGAAGGTGTAGGTAGTAGGTCCCCCGCGTGTACTGGTAAGTATCGGTTTTACATATGACTAGCACTTTGCTGATCGTTGGTGAGCAATGGGTCCGCTCTGAGCAAACTAGTCTCAAGCTCTCTGACTGGAACGCGGAGCGTGCGATTGCTCTCGGCGGCTTCAGACGCGGTCAGTCTGCTGTCTTTCTGCGGAAGTTCAACTTCCGTGCGTCCCTTTGCTGCAACCTCCTGCCGCCTTGTTTGGAGTGGGACTCTCGTCTCGCCTTCCAGGTGGCAGAGGAGCTCATCCGCCGCGAGGACTGGAACGTTGCCGTTGTCATCGGAGCCAGAGCTGTCCGAGCATTTCTTGGAGGGAGGTTCTCATGGGCTAAACCGTATCAAGTGGGATGTGACAAGATCGCCGTGCCGTGTCCGCAACCGAGATGTCCCGCGTGGGATGACTCGACTCTCAAGACTCGCATCGAGGCTGCCGTCTCAGATGCTCTTTCAAGGAACCTCCAATGCTGACTGTTCGCTCTGCACTTGCCGTCGCTGACGAAGAGACCGGGATGGTCCGGGCCACCGTCTCGGTCGAGAACTCTGGAGACTCTCCGGAGGACTTCATCTTCAATCAGTCCTTGCCCGCCATGATCGTGAATCAGGGAGTTGGCATCTACTCCGTCACGGTCAATGCGATGGGTCCCTTCGAGCTCGTGGGAATCGGGGACTACATCTGTGCCGTGTCCTCTTACACCAAGCCTCTTGCGGGAGCGTACCGCTTCCGCTTGACGGGGACTGGAGGAGGGAAGGCACGCGGATCGACGAACACCGTCTTCGTCAAGGCTGAGAACGCCCAGCGTCCCTACGTCGCTCACGCCGTCCGCATCCCTCCCAACTCCTCTGTGGAAATCTCTCTGCAGATCGACGTCCGAGCGTGATCCCACGTCTCACGCGGCAGGCAGGCAGGCACCCTCAAGGGGCCTGCCTGCCTGCCCGCCTAGGGCCTGCCCCTAGGGCCTGCCCCTAGGGCCTAGCCTGCCCGCCTAGCCTCTTGGGGCCTGCCTGCCTACCCTTGGGGGCCTGCCTGCCCGCGTGCCCGCCTAGGGGCCTGTAGGGCCTGCCTTTGTAGGGCTAAATGGGACGCAAGAAAAACTGGAATTCCAGCAGTTTTCTACTTGCCTAGGGCCAAAGATAGAGTATGCTGACGTAGTCAGCAACGGTGCTGACAAAGCAACAGAAACCGCAACAGTAGGAGCACAAACCGTGCCAGTTCCCACTATTACCATTCAGTCTTCTGTCGGCGACGAGATCGTCATTGACAGGACGGACAACGTCTACACGTGCTTCCTTCAAGCCGTCAACGAGACGGGGGAGCATGAGGGAGAAGTCTGTCTCACTCTCACACGCCGTGTCGGCGGGACGTGGGATTGTCTTCTCGAGGACGAGACGCCCATCAACATGAAGAAGACGTCCCTCGCAAAGATTCACGCGGCTCTCATCGCGTGGAACCAGGACGTGTCCTTCATGGCTTCTCTTGACGCTCTCGAGTGTCTCTTCACAGACATCCTCGGTCCCCGGTCCTGATCCACACTCAAAGAAACAGCAACAGGAGTATCCTCCAATGACTACAGCATCCCAGCTCAGCCTTCCTTTCTCCGAAGCGTCCATGCAACGTGTTCTCGAGCCTCTTAGTGAGGCGACGGGTGCGTTGCTGAGTCCGATCCACCTCCGCGAGGACGAATGGCTCACGCTCGAGACGGACGATCGCGGACGGTTCGTTGCTCAGGCACGGCGGATGCATCCGTTCGATCCTGAGAAGGACGTTCCCTCTACTCGCATCCGCGTTGCCGGACGGGACTTCAGCTCCTCTCCGTACGCGGTGCCGTCTAACTCCGCCGCGAGGACGTGGGCGGAGCGTATCCCAGAGCGGAAGACTACTGGCTACGGACAGTGGACGTTCGGAGCCACGGACTTCACCGTCTTGGTGATCGCGTCCTGTTGGCCCAAGGATCGCATCATCTTCCTCAACCAAGAGGCGGAGCTGCGGTACGAAGTCCTTCTTGCACGTTTCGCAACAGCGTCCAAGACGCTCCAGACGATCTCGGCGTTCAAGATCGCGGGCACCGTGCCCGCGATGCCGCGAGACTTCATCGAGCATCCCGAGTTTCCACTCTTGCCGTATCAGCGAGTGGGACTGTCTGCCTTTCTCAACCGCGAGATGGCCGCTCTCTTCATGGAGCAAGGAACCGGCAAGACTGCCGTCACGGTCAACCGCGTCTGTCTCGAGGCAGCTCGCAAGCGGGCAGGACGCTTCCTCGGTCTGCCCGCAGGCATGTACCGCGTCTTGATCGTCTGTCCGAAGCAACTCCGTGCGAACTGGGAAGCAGAGTTCGGCAAGTTCGCAACCGTCCCGGGCAAGGTTGT